TAAAAGGTGTATGATTACCAACTACCATATTAGTAAGTTCGTTAAAAAGCTTTAATTTAGAAAAAGTTGCAAAGCTTTCTGTTGGGCCATATGGTTTGGGTGTCATTGACATACCATTATCACCTGGTTCATAAGGAGGATTGGAAAAAACGCTTCTTGGAGGTAATCTTGTGTTTGCAGGTCTGTTAGGGGTATCAATATTAAATCCTTCATCGCCTTCATTGTCTTCTTCACTTGCAGTTACTTCACCTTTCCTAAAAGGCGTTTCATTTTTTCTCACCATGAAGTCACCGGTAATTTTAATTGGGTTAGGTGATAATGAATTGTTTCTAATAACTATACCTTCATGGCTAGTTGCCTTGCCCATATCACTGTACATTGAATTTAGTAATTCCATGCCTAACTTTCTAGTAGCCTCAAACATTACTGCACCGTCAACTGCAGCTGTATAATCTTTAGGATTGGCAACAAAACTTTCAATAGGCTTACCATTAATTACATTAATGTAAACTTCTGAGCTAAAAGGACTTACAACTTTACCATTAGTAAGCGTAATCTTTTTATTGATAGGATTTTTAGCTTTTTTAAGATAGCTTATTAATGGATCTGAATACTTTACACCGTCTTTAATAACGGTAAATGGATGATTGAGTACTTTATTAAAACTAGGTACACCTTTCATTGTTGTTGGTACGTCACCGTATACAACAAAATTGTGCCCTTTTGCTATTTGATTTACTTTTTCAATTAAAGATTTTAAAGCTGTTTTATCATATGCAACCTCTACACTTGCTCTTCTATTTGGAGTTACTTGAAAGAATCTATTAACACCGTGTATAGCTAAAAAGTCATGATCGTAAGAAAGAACGTTAGTTCTACCTTGTACAAATTCCGTATTAAAAAATAAATCTGGATCTGTAAAAAATCCTAGCTTCTTTAATTCAGGGGTAATGTTTGGTATAGAAGCATTCATTATTGCTAAGGTTTTATCACCCGCTGCAATTAACCCATGACCTTCTTTAAAGTACTGTGGTAACTCTTCTTTAGTTATACCCTTCACATCCATAGGTTTCATTGAACCTCTAGTCAATGCAAATTCATATCTAGGTTTTTCTGGTTCACCTACGTTTACAAGCTTTAAACTTACATTTATACCATCAATTTTTAACGATGCACTCTGTCTTTTTAAAAGATTAAGCGCCTTATTAAAAAAGTTAACTAATTGATCACCAGTTTTAATAGATGGTATTTCATATGGATGTTGCATATGACCTGCAGCACCACCTTCTGTTAAAATGTATGTTTTAAAGTCTATCATTCAAATATCTTTCTTTTAATATGTAATGCAGCGCCAGTGGCATACACATCATCTCCATCAAAACCTTTTGGAAATATTTTCATATCTAACATATTTTTTGTTATATGAAACCATTCAATATCACCGGATATATCTACATTGCATATATAGCCACCAGGGCCAGGTTTTGAAAAAAGTTTAGCTTTCATTATTCTATACATTAACTGAGTAGCATTATACTTTGCCGTGTCTTTTTTAATACCTTTGCTACCTAACATACTATAAACTTCACTAATATTATCATTTAATTGATTAAACAAAGAAAATTCATTTAACAACGCTGCATCTGAATTAATAGCTTTGTATATTTTATCTACTTTTTGAAAAGCGTGTAAAAAATCTTCATATCTAAAATTAGCACCATCTGCTATTTTTTGTCTTTTAAGTTTTTCACTACTTTCTTCATTTACTGATGATAGTTTAGTTAATAAAGCATTTATACCTAAAACACTATTAATAATGACATTATTATTATGACCATATTTTTCACCAGCACTTCTAAATCTACCAACAGGAATGTCTTGAATACCGATTGGGTAAGATTTTACTTCAATACCTATATCACCAAACATTAAGTCTGATGCACCTCGTCCTGCAGCTCTATTATCTCTAACATCAACACCAGGGTTTCCTTTTTTAAGAAACCAATATAAAGCTAATTCACCAAAACCAGAACCTTTAGTTTCTGTTTCTCCAGATTTTTTAACTGGCATGTGTTTAAACAATTCTGACCAAACATGCCTATCATTAGCATTATTACTAATATGTGTTTTTAAAATACCACTACCTGTTGGGATTTTAATACCTATAACACTGTCCAACTGTTGTTTACCCTCTGCAGTTGGAAACAACGAATAAATTTGCTCGTCATAAGATTGAGTTACTGTAGCTTTTTTACTAACTTTTTTTGGTTTAGATGCTAAACCAGCTTCAATAGGGTTTTGTTGAGCTGATTGAACCTGCATAGCAGCTTCCATACCAGGTGAATCAACTTTTTTAGCTTCGTTGAGAATACCTAATACACGCTGCAAGTATACTGTATCTAACGATTTATACATTATGGCGTTTCAATATCAATATCTGAAGAGTACGTCTTCATTATAGCAATGAGTTGGTTAATAACTTCAGACGCATTTTTTTCGTTAATTTCAGGCAATTGAGAAACCTTATACTTTGCATCATCATCTAATTTTAAAGTTAATGCCTTTTTAAGCAAATTACCCATAGTTGCAATACCAGCTGGTTCATCAACTTGAACCGGTTCATCTTGTGTTGGTGGTACTGAATTTGGGGCTGGTGGTGAAGATGGACCGTCTGGAGGTGGTGCCATTACTGGAGGTGGGTTGTCCATCTCACTAATTAAATTTTTTTCGTATTGTTCTATAATTTGTAAAAATTTCATTTTATTAATAAGTCTTTTGATTTAACTTGTTCATTTCAGAGGTTTCTTTACTAATCATTTTATTGAGTAAATTACCTGTTGTGACCTGTAACTGCTTTAATTTACGAGCATTACTAGGATTTTTTGTTAAAGTGTTACTTGCAATATTAGTAGATAAATCTAAAGACGTGGCGGGTGTGTTTGTTGGAGTGTTTTCATCTTCAGCAGTTAACGGTGCCATTTCATCACAATCTTCATCACTAGAGGTTTCTTTTGTCGAATCATAAATGACTTTTTCTTTTAAAAGCCCTTTTAATATGTCATTAGCTTTATCTGTAAATAGATCCATGTTATTATTTATTAAATCATGATCTGTTTAGTTTTGAATCGATTTAAGTAATCATTACCGAGAAACGTAAGTTCGTTACGTTTTGCAAACTGTTTAATCTTTTGAAAAGTGAAATCTTTGTTACTAACATTTTTAACTTTCTGCACACTTGCATCCATTATCATAGAATCAGGTGTATTTGCAGTTATATACACAACTCTTATAGGTATCATTGTTTCTAACTTAGCTATAATATTTGTTACAAATTCTATTACACCCTGTTCATGGTAACATTTACATAAGTCTATTTGTTTACTAAAGTAACTATTAGTTAGTAAAAATACTGGCTTACCTTTATATGAACCGTTAAGTATTGTTTCAGTTATACCAAATATAACGTAATGGTAAAATAGCTTTTTAACGTCTTTGTTTGTAAGCGGTTTATCTAAAAGATTGTATTTTTTTAAATCTTTATATATGTTATCACCTATTTGATACTGAAACAGTTCGTTAAAGTTTATTAAAGTTATGTTTTTTTCAGGAAACTCTACTATTACCATGCTAATAGTTTACTGTTGTTCCAATAATAACTTAGGTGCTCTCCCTATTCTGCAATTAATAATACCGTTGTAAAACCCAGGCTTTAACAACACATCATTTTCAAATTGTAACTTAGCTTCAAAATATGCTAACTCAAACTTACTTTGACAGAACCTAACTATTTCAAATTTAAACTTATCTTTACCTAAAGTAACAATATCTTCATTTACATCATTGGAAGAAGATGTATAAGTTTTCCAATCCGTTTCTATGTCAAAGTGTCTTTTGTTTTTCTTCCCTTTGAGAGGTTTGAGTTTTTTAACGCTTTTAATTTGTTTTTTTCCGATATATTTCTTACCAGTAACCGTATTAGTGATAACATAGATGAAACCATAAGGAATTGTATCACTGCTATAATCATGATTTAAAGTTGTTTGCCAGTGACCTAAGTCCATTATTTCTTTTTACTAGATTTCCCACGTTTAGGGAACCTATTTTGTATACTTAAGTTACGTCTGGCTATCTTTCCACCAAATATAGATTTAGGCATTCTATAATCACCAGCAGCGTACGTATCCGTACCTGTAGTACCTGAAGCTGTACCATTTGTATACATTGAAGAAGAATTACCTACTGCACCACCTCTACCAGCTGTGTTAGGAGATGTGGCTACATAATTAGGCCCATCTTCTTGTAATATTTTCTTAAAATATCTGGAATACATGGTTGATTAAGTTATTTATGTTTTTATAATCGTTTAGATGGAAGTAGTAGAAAAGTACATAAAAGAGATAGAAGAAGATCTTAAGATTGATGAATTCAATATCAAAGATGCAACTCTTCGTACCCCTTCTCGTAAGCATTACTGGGTTAGTAGACTCATCAATCACAAGCGTAATCTCTATAAGTTAGAGCAAGAGCTTGAAGCTACCTCAAAAAGATTAGTTACGGAAACAAGAGAGAAATCACCAGTAGCAATATCTTCCATCACTTTACAGAATGCAGTAGCTGAAAGCGAAGTAATAAAAGATCTAACACAAAAAATAAAAGAAGAAAAATTTGTTATAGAGTTGTTAGAAAAGACTGAAAAAACGTTTTCGTCGCTTACATATGATATCAAGAATATCATAGAAATAATAAAATTAGAAACTCTTTGATCTTTTCGTAAAAATGTAATGATTTCATTTGAATACTTTCCTAATAAAAGACAATGCAGACTTGTCGGTGATTACTTTGATGAGATAAGAGAACATTTTAGTGTTAAAAACGATAATGCGTTTTTTATGAGAAAGTTTAGAGGTGGTTTTGCCCCTTCTAGAATTTATTGCATTACTCCAACAGGCTTATTTGAGCCAGGATTATTTTACGACATCTTAAGATACATTAA